GATGATTTAGAAACCCGCGTAACGGCGTTAGGCGGTTAGGAGAAATATGTCAGGAATAAGATATAACGCCTCACAGTATGGGTCGTCTGTAGGTGATCAGCAGTTAACAGTGTCTACTGTGGCTGTTGCTTGCACAGCCGCTACTGGTGCTATTGCGGCGATGATAACAAATGGTGCTGAACCAATCAGAGTCAGGTGGGGTACACCGACTGCTTCTGTGGGTCATTACTTGAATCCTTATAGTGTCATGGATTTGTACCAAGATGATTTAACGGATGTGAAATTTATTAGGGCTGGGTCATCAGATTCTGATATTCAGATCACTTACTTTGGATAGGGGTTGTTGTGAGCGTACAGAGAATAAACCAACGTATAACACAGACCAGTACGGGCGACATTTCGGATGTGAGTGCTGGTATTGCTCTGAGCGGCGGTGGGTCGGAGGGGGCTGTAGTTTTAAATGTTGTTGTAGACACTGCCACTCTTGTCATTGCGGGTCAGGTATTTAATTAATGGCTAAGTTAACGTCGAGACAACGTAATGCTTTACCTCGGAGTGCTTTTGCACAACCGTCTAAGCGTGCGTATCCGATTAATGATAAATCTCATGCTCGGAATGCGTTGGCTAGAGTGTCTCAGCATGGGTCTCCGGCGTTGAAACGTCAGGTGCGTAATGCTGTTGCACGAAAATATCCTAGTATTTCTCAAACTCGAAGTAGGTAATTTGTGGCTTTTGATGTCGTCACTGCGGTTTTAACTTCTGATGATCCTGCTGCTCTTATGGAGCAAGTGGGTAAAGATAGTCCTGCTTGGCAGGAGATTGCTCGTGCGGCATTAAATGATCCTCGTTTCGGTGGTCCTGATTCTGAGTACTCTCCTTTTGTTGATTATGTAACTCAGGAGATTATTAGTAACCCTGCTTTGTTGGGGGATATGTCTGCGGATGAGTTTGCTACTGAGTACATTGAGGGTGATGGCGCTCAGATGGCGTTTCTTAATGATGTTGATTCAACTGTTTATACTAGTTCTCAACCTTCTTTGACTCAAAGTGAGATGGGTATACTGGGAGGAACAGGCGTATCTTCTGATACTACACAGGTTGGTGCTACTCCTTCTTATATGGAATTGAGTCCTGTTTTTCAAGATCAATTTGCAGAATTTTTACAAAACAGTAGTTACCCTACGACTGATCAAGGCGGAGAAGATGCTTATAGTGATTGGTCACAGTTAAAAGATTTTCTTGTTGGTACTGGTGCTTTAACACCTGAGGGTGAAAGACCTGCAACACCGACTACAACTCCAAGTCCTGAAAGTGCTGCCGATGTTTCAGCAGATGAAGAAGCAGGCGGGATGGCAGCCGCTAGTGATGATGGTGGGTTTGAGTTTACTTATTTTGATCCTGAAACTGGTTTGTTTGATAACCCTGATTTAAGTTGGGGTTCTTCTCCTATAGATTTTGCTGGATTGTATCAGAATACAAATCCATACATGATTCAACAAGCCGCTGATGCTGCTGGTATGCAGTTACCTATTGATGTTATTACTGGTCAACCTTTCTTACCTGTTTATGAAGGGCAGCGCACAGCGTTGGATGTTACTTCTGAAGAAGATATTTATGATGCGTTTTTAAACCGTTACGCTGACGATCCTTATTATGCTGCTACTCCTGCTTCGTTAGCACAGTATTTTACTGAGCAGGTTAACAACCCTCAGAGTGAATATTTTATGAATCCGGGGTTGGCTGATGCAGCGTTGCAAACAGAGTTAACTCAATCGTTTACTCCTGAAGGTGAGAGTATGCGTTTGCAGAATCTTGTTGAACAGGCTTATGGTCAGTTAGCAGGCGGTGGTGAGAATCCGTTTATGAGAACTGCTGAAGGGTTGAGGACTTGGATGCCTAAACGTTTTGGTGAGGTTGTAGATGAAGGTCAAGGGGTGGGTTACAACCCAATCTTTAATGCTTATCTAAATACGTTGGGTGCTGATTTAAATTCGATGGACAGGTTTCCGGGTTCTGATTTAACAGGTGGTTATGGGTTAGAGGATTTAGCGGGTTACGATTTTGGTTCTTTAGGTTTGGGTCAGATTAGTTCTAATGCTCAGAATCTTTTAGAGGGTGTGCCTAATCCTGTTCCGGCTGCTGCTATGGGTGTTGATCCTGCTGAAACTTTTATGGGTATGACTGATCAAGGTATGGATTACAGTTCGATGGGTAGTTATGGTGGTGGCTTAAATTCTGGCACAACTAATGCTAGTTTCTCTGCTGCTAATCCGTATCAGATAACTCCTGAACAAACGTTGGCTATGGCTTTGGCTGATATTACTCGCCGTGCACAGTATATGGGTATGGATGTTGGTGAGGCTTTGTACGATTGGGAGAATGCTTTTGGTAAGAGGTTGCCTCAGATTCAAGAACAGTTTGCGGCTCGTGGTATGGAGGTTAGTGGTTTAGAGGACAGGGCTACTGGGGATGCTTATTCTGATTATTATCGGGGTACGTCTAAGATTGGTAGCGAGTTTAATAGAGCGTTGGGTGATTTGACTTCTGAGGAGTTGGGTGCTTGGGGTGGTTATTCTGGTGCTCAGTTTGATAAGGCTTTGAAGGGTGGCACTGATGCGGCTAGGGCTGCTATTGCTCCTGAGTTGAGAAAGTTGTTGTAATGATTGATTGGATAAAAGATAGAATTATTGACCCGATAATTCCTGACAGTCCTCAAGACTGGTTGCGTTTTATACCTACGGGTCCTATTCCCTCTATGGGGCAATTAGGAAATTTTACTGACACGGTTGCTGGATGGCTTGAAGGTAAAGATCCATTACTTCCTGAACATACTAGAGGTAGAGCATTAGAAGAAATTTTAAAAGGTGGCATCGAAAATGTTTTAAGAGTTCCGGGTGCTATTCCTTCTGGTGGTGACGTAGTTGATTACTTCACACAGCCTACAGATTCTTATTATAATTCTCCCGAATATCGATCACAAATGGCTGAAGATATGCGTTACGATATGGCAACTGGAACTTGGGTCCCTTTTGTTCGTGATCCTAAAATGGTTACTGGATCTGGTTTTATAGATGAAGTTGTTGATATGCAAGGTAATCGAACTCCCGGAAGGTTGCCTGAAATGGATTTACCTGTTGCATCTGAAACAGATGTAATGGATTCTTGGATGGGACTTTTTGGAGGACAAACAGGCGCTGCTCCTCCTATCGGTAACCCTGCGGCTGCAATGGAGTTAGCAGGATTGGCTCCTAGTAACCAGTTTGCTCCGCCTCCTTATGCGGGTCCTTCTTTAGAGAATGCTTTAGCATCTGAAGTAGCGATGATAGATGAGATGGTTACTACTGGGATGATGGATGTTAATGCTGCTGAGATGGCTTACAACCAGTTGTTAGATAAATATATTACTGGGTTTACTGGCAGCACGGGTCAGTTTGTTCCGGGGTTTGTGCCTCGTCAGCAGATGGTTATTGATGAGTACACTCAGGGTGTTTCTGATCGTGACATTGCTCGTGGTGAAGAGTTGTTAACAATGAAACAACAGATGCTTGATTCGGGTGTTAACCCTGATTTGATTGCTTCTGATATTGAGTTTATTAATGCTTTATATGATGGTGTGGCTGAGACTGAGACTAACTATTTGAATGCTGTACGTGATATTGGTTTGTTGGCTGAGGCTAGTTTGCGAACTGAGGGTGCTCAAAGGTTTGGTGCTGCTCGTGGTGATATTAATAGAACTTCCAGCATGATGACACGACAGTTGAACAGGGATGCTCGTCAGGCTGAAACGTTGGGTCCTGAGTTTGGTTTAGATCCTGCTCAATACTTTACTGGCACGATGGCTGGTTTAGATATGGCTACTATTGGTGAAGGAAGACGCAAAGAAAAGGCTGGTGCTGCAGAGCGTTCTCTTGATCGTGCTTTAGATGAGGCTTATAGGAGCGCACAGTTGGCTATGGATCAGGGTGCAGAACCTGACTATGAGATTATTAACTGGTACATGAATCAAATAAGTCAAGATCCTAATGTTGTTTTGCCTGATGAGATTGCTCCTGTTGTGATGAAAGAGTTGGCTGAGGCTGGAATGATGGACTTGCTTATTCCAGAATCTTCTAAAGCATTAACTCCTAGTCAAGAAATAGATCTTTTTGAATTGATGGCTATGACTTCTGGGCAATCAACAGAATACTTTATTTTTGCTCAGAGTATGGCTGGTTTGTTGGACTCTGCACAGATTAATGAAATCTGGACACAGGCTACAAAGGATGTTGCTCTTACAAGAGGTTCTGTTTTGGATGCTGCTAACGGTCTTGTAAGTGAGATGGGGTTGGGTTAAATGGGTTGGGGGCGTGAAGATATAGCCCAAGCCCTTCAACAAAGAAAGTCGGGTTTTGGAGGGTTAAATAATTTACAATTACCTGCTGCGCCTACTAGAGAAAGATTATCTCCTGAAGAGTTTCAAGATGCGTTAGGTCGTGTGCGTAAATCTCGTGAAGGTCCTTCTACATTTGAAGGAATCCTAGGTGGAGTAGCAAGCACGTTAACAGCACCGGGAGCGTTTGTGCGTTCAACTTTAAATGAAACGGCTGACTTGTTGCGTGGTAAAGGGTTCTCTCCTAGCGATTGGAAACGTCAGTTTGATGAGCGTATAGGTTTTCTTGATCTGTTGGCTAATCAAGGAATGTCCGCTGAAGATATTGACAACTCTTGGTTTGGTTTAGGTGGCTGGGGTAAACGTATCCTTGGTTTTACTGGTGATCTAATTACTGATCCTTTGGTCAATTGGGGTGTTGGTTCAGCGTTTTGGCGTGGCGCGGTGAACGATTTCACGATGACGGCTGGCCGATATGGGACTGTTTTGCGTGGCGCTGGGGACGATGTGGCTGCTGATCTTGTCGATGATGCGATCAGGGCTGCTAATGCTTCTAAGAGTACCGGTGCGGCTTTGCGTTCGTTGCAGAAGAACGGCTCTGACGCTGCGATGAAGGTCATTGATGACCTTGGTTTAGGTTTCGGTAACCGTGTGAGAGTTCCGGGTACTGGACCTGTGTTACGCAAGTTGGGTAACAGACTTGGTGTTACTAGTGCTGCTCGTGTGAAACAAACACCTAAGTTTTTGAAAGAAGAAGCACGTAAAGTTGGGTTAGATGATTCTAAGATAGACACTATTTTTCGTAAGTTGGCTGGTTCAAAAGCAGATCAAGGTGTGGCTGATGATTTGTTTAAAGAAGCGTTTAAGGCTGACCCAGTGTTGGCTCCGTTTGTTCAAGCGGGTATTAAACGTGCCGCTAAGATGCCTGTTGAGTTGGTTCCTTTTGCTTCTCGTGTGAGTATGGGTAAGGCTGGAAAGGTTTATGCTTCTTTGGCTGGATTGCCGGGTTCTGCTATTTCTAAAATAGGTGGAACGAACATGGGTACTGGTTTAAGAAAGATGTTAACGAGTGAACCTAAATTTAATGCACAACAATGGTTGCGTAAAGGAATAGAGAACGAGGATCCTCAAGCGATTATTACTGCTCGGTTTGCTATGAGTGGATCACAGGTTTCTAACGCTCGTATAGGTCGTTGGGTTAATGAACGTACTACTGGTGAGCGTGCTTATCGTAATGAAATGGAGCAAGTGTATGGCATCACGGATGAGGAGTTGTTGGGTGCTTTAACTCGTGCTCAAAGTCCTACTCCTGCGGTTGCTGCTCGTCTTGGTGTCACTGAGGATGTTATACGTGGCGCTCAAGAAATTTGGGAGAGTCGTGTTCAACGACCTTTAAGAGAATCTTTTCAAGAGATTGATCCTGATGGTAATTACACGAGACAGTTCTTGTCTTCTATTGAAGCGGCGGGTGGTTATTCGCCTAGAATTATTGATCCCGATTTGAGAGATTTTCTGTTTACTAGTAAACGTTTAAGGTTGGTTCAGAACAACAGGCTTGTTAAAGAAGGTAAAGATTTTGTTAATCCGTTACGTATGTTTGATGAGGATGAGGCTGCCGATGTGGTTGCTGGTCGGATGGGTCGTCGTCCTGCTCCTGCTGACAGTGGTTTTTTAAAGAACCGTAAGTTAAATCCGGGTACTGTTTTGGCTATTGATGCTGCTGAGGGGCAGACGATAGATAATTTGTGGAATGCTATTGGTCCTTTACAGAAACGTTTGGCTGTTCAACGTCGTATCCGAGCGGGAATGGATGAGGCTGATGCGATTAAAGAAGTAGACGAGTTGGCTTATGTTGAGTTTGAAATTCTTAGACCCGTTGAGGATCTAACTAGAGGGGTGTCTCCTACTCGTGCGAACATGAACATTGTTGCTCATCCTGAGGGGTTGGCTATTGAAGATCAGATGGATGATTTTTTACGAGCGGTTGGTTTGATTGATGATCAAACAAGTTTGTATGTTAAGAACCTTACTCAACGTGAGGCTCGTTATTTGGCGAGCATGGCTCAAGAGTTTAGGGTTACTCATTTTGCTCGGTACATGGAGAAGATGGGCGTGTTGTTTGATGGTCGCACATTGGACGAACAGTTAGCAGAGTATGGGAAGTTGTTGGACGCTGGAGAGAAACTTGAAAGGGCTTTACAAAGCAAACTTAAAACAGAGGGGAAAGCGTCTTCTCGCATTTACGAGTTGACTAAGAGAGTTAACCAGTCTGTGATTGCTGGTAAGGAATCAATCCAGTTTATGGAACGGATGTTGGTTAATATTCAGAAGGCTAAGGGGGAAGCCAGAGGAAAGTTGCGTGAAGTTTTCGCTGAGATAACTGAACGTCAGGCTGTGTTGGAACGAATAGCCGACGATATCACTAGAACAACAGATGATTTGCGGGAAGTTCTTGGTGGTTTTGATAGCAGGTTAGGAAGGTTTGTTGATGAGCCGGGGCCTGCTGGTGAACGTGTAATAAATGCTGTTGAAGAAATCTTTCCGTTGATTAGCCAATTGGATGAGTATCTAGAAGTGATTGCTTATGCTCAGGCTGCTCGTCAACAGTTGATTGAAATTAAAACTGTCTTAAAACAAGGATTAACTGCGGTTGGTCCTGAAGGAATGAATGTGCGTGTAGTTCAGAGTGCACGTTTGCATCCTGCTATGGCAGATTTTCCTGAAGCAGAGTTTATTGATTCAGCAGACACTGTGTTGGATGATTTGTTTGTTGGTCCTGCTGATCCGGGTTTAGTTAACAGATACGTTATTCAATTTACTGAGCAGGGTGGAATGGATGAGCCTTTAGAAATTCTTTTCACTGGGACTATAACACCTCAGGCTAAAACTGGTGCTGCTTCTTTGTTGGAGAAATCCAGAATGGCTATTGGTGCTGGTGAAGATTATGCAGCAAGGTTAGCGGCGGCTAGACAATTAGGGTTTAAAGAGATTCCTGTTGTTTTACGCAGAGGTCCTTTAATGGGTAAAGGGTTACCTGTGAGGTACACGGGTGCACCTAAGTTAGATGCGCCTCAATTCTTGAGTCCTTCTATGGTTGCTCAACAGTTCCCTATTGGTAAAGGCGCTCCTTTGTTTAGGCAAGGAGTTGATAATGCAGGTGTTCCTGTTGGTGCTAGTCGTGCTCCTTTGAAGGATGCTGATGGTAAGTTTGTTTCTCCTTTGGGTGGCCCTCGTGTTGCTACTCCTAAAGAGTTGGCTGCTTTAGATGCACAGGAGGCTATTGCTTCTACTTCTCGGTATAGTCCTAACCGTCCTCTTAATCCTCCTCGTAATTTGTTTCGAGGTAAAGATAAGGTTCGAGACTTGCGTGAGAAGGGTGTGTTAACTGAATCTATTTATGAGATTCCTTTAGATCAAGTTGATGCTGATGTATTTTTACAATTCTTTGATGACATGGAAGGGATGCTTGGCGCCGCTATTGATCCTTTAGTAGATCCTAAGGATGGTTTGTTGCCTGCTTTAATTAACGCTATGGAAGAAGGTTTGTTGAAAGACAGCAGTGTGGCTGCTGCTAAACAGATGTTGCGTATTTTAAAAACAGGTTCTTCTCCTAGTATGCCTATTCCTTTGACTCGTCATAACAGTTTTAAGGCTGGTGTGATGAACCGTTGGGCTGAGTTGGTTGATGAGATTGAAGAATTATCTGAAGTGTTTAAACTCGTACAGTTGGGTGGTCCTAAGGTTGGACGTGCTTTGTTGCAGTTGGGTGACTATCAAAAGAAGGCTTTGCAAACTGCTTTGCGTCGCGCTCAGAATCTGCAAAAGAATGGTCCTATTGAGTTTGCTGGTCCGGGTGCGTTTGCTGCTTGGGCTACTGGTTTAAATAGAGGAACTCGTAAAGGTGTAATAGAAGCCGGTGAAAAGATTAGTAATTGGAGAAATGCACAAGCGAGGTTTGAAACAGAAACTGAGATTATAAACGGGTTACTTGAAGACGCAACAATGCGTGGTAATAATGTCGCGGCAATTGTGGGAACTGCTACTCCTGAACAGAAAATTTATTTTAACCGTCCTGCTTATGTGACTAAGAGTGGTAGGGGTGTGAAAGAAGGCCGAGCAGTTATAGGCGAAGAGATGGGTGTTACCCCTCGCACGATTGAAGGTGAAGGTTTTTCTATAAGAACTTCAAATCGAATGGAGCAAACTGTTCAAGGGGTAGAAAGAGAAATTTTAAATAGACAGAATGAAGTTTTAGAAAAGCAATTATTTATTCAAAGTATTAAAGCAGAACGTGCTGCTATAGAAGCCAACCTAGGTATAAACAGTACGCAGGCTGACAACTTAAGGCTGATGATTGGTAAAACTTTTGATGAATTGTCTGAAGGTGTTGAAGGTGTTAATGGCATGTATCAGTTGGGTAAGTTTGGTGGAGGTGAGTTAAGTCTGGGAAGTCTTAACGCTAAAGAACTTACTCAGTTGTTGGATGACAACGTTATGAGATGGGGGCCTTGGCTTATCAGTGACGGCGGTCAGGGATGGGCTGATGATGTTGTTGAAGCGATGAACGCTACTGTTGGGTTCACTCAGGACAGAGTGGAAGGTTTTGTGCGTGACTATGACAGGTTGCATAACTGGGTTAAAGCAAATCTTATAGCCACTCCGGGTTTTGTTATGAGAAACATTATGGGTGGTGCATTTAACAACTGGTTCTATGGCATACCTCCTACTGAGATTTTGGATGCGTTTTTGTTAAACTTTAAGGCTAGCAATCTTGGTCGTGGCGACACTGTTGCGGGTGCTCGCATGTTGTTGAGTGAAACTAAAGGTAAGACTACTAGTATTTATGGACGCACATTCTCTCGTAACGAGTTGGAAAATTTCAACACATTAGTTGAGGCTGGTGCTGGTCTTGGTGGTCAAGCAGCGTCGACTATTGAGCGTGGAATTATTAAACAATCACGTTTCTCTATTACTTCAAAGGTTGAACGTGGCGCTGAGGGTATGGCTGGAGTGGGTAAGACTTACACTTTGGATCCTCGTAGCGCAGATTTTGTTGGCTATTCGGTAGTGCGTGAAGCGAACACTATTGCTGAAGAGGCTATGCGTTTAGGTACAGGTTTGTGGGCTATGCGTAATGGTCGCCAGTTAGATGATGCTATTGGAACTATTTACAAATTACATTTCGATTACTCTGATCTGTCTGACTGGGAGCAGAAGTGGGGTAAGAGAGTGTTCCCATTTTACACTTGGTCACGCAACAATTTGCCTTTGCAGGTAGAGTTCCTTGCTCGTAATCCGGGTAAGTACAACAGGTTGTTTGATCTTAAAAGAAACTTGGAGTACGGGGAAGAGAAAGAAAAAGAAGGGTTGGTTCCTGATTGGTTCTTGCAACCATTTGGTGTGCAACTTCCTTTTAAAATAGGTGGCGATAAAGTAATGTCTGTTCCTGATTGGCCTTTTCAAGATTTGTTTAGGCTAGATCCTACTGTTGAAGGTTGGAAAGGTATGCTTTCTAACTTGGCTTCGGGTGCGTCTCCTTTAATGAAAGCACCTATTGAATACTGGGCTGGTAAACAGATCTTTGGAAACATTCCTTTTACTGGCAGGTTTCAGAACGTGCCTTCTGCGTGGGAAAAGATTCCTTTCTTAATGACTTCGTTAGGTTTAGTAGGGTTGGCTAAAAAGAATTCTAAGGGTGAGTGGAAGATGACTGACCGTAACTTAGATCTTGTTGGTAAATCGTTACCACAACTTAATATGGCTAGACGTTTGTTAAGCGATGAACAAAAATTTCAGAAGAAAAGGGTGCAGACTTGGGCTTCTTTTCTTGCTGGTCAGAGTTTAAGGGTGCTTACTCCTGAGGCTAAATACAGTGCTCAGATACATAATGAGATGAATCGTGCTCAAGAAATTAAAGACAAACAAGATATAGAGTATCGTGTTAGGTAATGGGACACAGGAGGCTGTTACTTGATGCAATATATATCTAGATCAGGGTGGGGTGCACAACCACCACCTAAAGGCAAGTTTGATAAGTTAAACCCTGCGAGAGTTCAGGGCGTAGTCATACACCATTCTGGTGTTGAGAATGGACCTAAGAATTCTGATGCTGTTAAAGCATTTGAACGTCATCACATGGGTAAGGGTTGGGATGGCATCGGGTACAACTGGTTGGTTGATGAGAGTGGTGTGATCTTTGAAGGAAGAGGTTGGGCTAATCGTGGTGCTGGCACTAAGGGTTGGAACAGTCGTTCTATCAGTGTGTGTTTCACTGGCTGGGGTTTCGATAAACCTACTGTTCGGGCTTTAAAATCTTTAGAGGAAGTTGTTGCTGCAGCAGAATCTCATTTCGGTAAAGGGCTTTGGGTTTCCACTCATCGTAAGAAAAGCACCAAGGGGTACACGACGTGTCCGGGTGATGCGTTAGGTGATTGGGTTGAGAATGGTATGGGTGTAAATGAAAACCCTGAGGCTATTGATTGGGCTGCGATCATTCAATTCTTTAAAGATTTACACGAGCAGGTTAAGAAGAGACCGTTGTCTCGTCCTAGCCGTAGCCGTGGTTTACCTGTGCGTTTAGTGCAAGGAAAATTAGTGGAGCGTGGTTTCAATCCGGGTCCTGTGGATGGGATTTATGGTAGGAAAACTGTGACCGCTGTTAGAGAGTTTCAGAAGACACAAGGTTTTTTGAAGGTTACAGGTGTGGTGAACGGTGAAACGTTCGGCTGCCTGTTTATACAATAAGGAAAAATATTATGCCAAAAGGTGAAGGATACGGAACGTTTGAAGAAACGTTTGGTTCACAAGATGAGCAGCCTTACAACTCTACTTCTTCATTCAACATGTGGGATATGAGTCAGAAGGCTAAGAAAGCCGCATCGTTTTTGCGGANNACTAAATTGGGTAACGCCGCTCACGGCGGTCGCCCTTTCGGAAAGTAGGTTGAGATGCCACATCAATTAGATGGNANAACAATGAAGGTACCTNANNCCTCANAGGTTTTAGTNGACACTGCTTCTCAGGGTGGGAACCAAGGTTCTCTTACTGGGGATGCCATGTTACGTATGGCTAATGGCATGCGTGCCAAGTTTGATGAGAACGACTAGTCGTGGCGAAGAAGAAAAGACCTAGACCAAGGTACTGATCATGCCTTTGGAAAAAGGTTCTGATCAGGCGACTATTAGTCGTAATATAGGCAAGTTGATTACGGAAGGTTATAAACGAAATCAGGCTGCCGCCATCGCATACGATAATGCGAGGAAGTCTAAAAAAAGGAAATAATTTGAAGAACATATTCGATGTTTTAGAACGTGCAGGGTGGACTTTCGCCCAAGCGTTTCTAGGTGTGTTTGTTGTTGCTGACTTATCGTCAGCCAAGGGTGCGGGTGTTGCTGGTTTAGCAGCGGCTGTGTCTGTTCTTAAAACTATGGTAAAGGACAAAGTTTCTAAATAATTATGGATGCTGATCTCGAACAAAAGTGGGACGACTTTATGGAGGTTGAAGGGTTCGCTCTTCAACAAGATATTTATGATCACCTTCAGGACACGGCTCATTTGTTTGATGTGAGAGATGGCATTCATGCTAAGTGGTCGCCGGACGGTGTGTTGGGTTTGTTGCTTATCTTCCACGAGGAAGAGGCTGAACTGTTGCTTGCTGCTTTTCAAGCAGCGATAGATGGTGTAGACGAAGCAGGCGAAGCCTTCGCCGTTTGGACGACTTCTCTAATGGGTTTGTTAAGACAGTCTGTCGCCCCGTTGTGGGAAACTGAATAGTTACCAGTCTCGTTTAAGCCATCTTTGAATCACTTCTGATTCAATTAAGACGGTCATAAGTTCTCTGCGTATCTTGTCACGTCTGCGGGCTAGTGACGTTTTAGGTATGCCTAGCACCGCACCTGCTGTTCTTAAAGACAATCTTTCTATCATTAAAGTATTGAAGATCCATTTGTCTTCTGGTGCTAATGAATCTATTGCTTCACCTATTGCTTCTTTAAGATGGGCTGTTGTTTCTAACGACGGGTACCACGGATCTTGAAAGGGTGCTAGTTGCATTAACGATTCTAGTTCTGTCGCTGGTCTTTGCCTGTAAAGAAGTTTGTTGTTGTTGGTGAATACCCAGTCTTCAGTCGGATATTCTTTTTTCTTTGTCATTAGCCTTCCAAGTTGTTACACAATGTAAATGGTTGGCTGCTATAACTCTCGTGTTTTCTTCGTCATAACCTGATGGTTTACCAAGTTCCCACGCTTCGTCGTGATCTAACCATCCTAACATTTCGACTGTGCGAAATTCGTCGGGTACTGGTCTGACTACGAACAGGAAGAGTCCTTTTCCTAGTTGTCTGCGACGCACTGCTGCGTTGCTTGATGTGCGCACTCTGCGCACTTCGATGTTTTCTCCTACGTCTGCACGGTTACGGTTCTCTTGATGTCTGTTGCCTGCCCATACGTGACCACCCCAGTATTGGTTGGTTACTCGTGCTACTGCTAGTTCTCCGACTGCGGCTGCGACTTGTGCCGATCTGTCATCTTCCATGTATTCACGCTTATAATGGGCAGCATCTTGTTTTTCCCAATTTTCCGTAAAGCGTCTGATACCTACATGAGATGCCCACTCATATTCCCATTTTTCTAATTCAATCAGTATCAATTCTGTCTACCTTCACTGCGTTTAAACGTACTACTTGGTTGTCGTCTTCCCATGCAACGCCATTTAATGCGTCCAGACTTAACTTGACGTAGTTGTCAAGATCCCCTCGTAAAGTTTTAGCACCGTGCGGTGATGTGGTGACGTGTATGATTGTTTCGTCAGGTGAGTAGAATAAAACTACTTCTACTGGTTCGGTGAATTTTTCACCGACTTGCTCTTGCCATGCTTTTGCTACAAAATTTTCTTCATCCAGTGTGCTCTTAGGAGTGAAGACTTTCCCACCTTTGGTGTGACGTGGACGTGCTTTAACCTTTGGTCTGCGTTCAACTATCACTGTAAAAGATTCCATCAGGGTGTAAAAGTTCTGTAGGCTTTCTGTACTGTTTTCCAGAGTACATTATTTCCGTCGGGTCGGCTGTGATACTTGCCTCCCCAGTCTATATCTGCTGATTGAAGTTCTGCGTAGGCTGCTTGTTCGTCGTATCCTTGTCTTGCCATGGCGCACGCTAGGTTCCATAGTGTGGCTGATCTGTCGCCTTGTGGTTTCTCTGGTTGCGGGCGTGGTCCTCCTGTTCTTATAGCGCCCGCTAAGCCTGTTAGAGCCCCTGTGTAAGGGGTTACCCTGCTGGGTGGGGCTGGAACGCGCTCAGGAGGGCTGTACAGGGCTCTCACGGCATCCCACGCATCAGGTGTTATGCGAGTTTTTATAGCATCTCTGACGAATACTGTTACAGGCACCATAGAAAATGAATAATCAGTGTTATCTATTTCGTTGTAACCACCGCTTTTTCGGGTATGAGCGTAAGGTAAACGCACCCCATTACCCCAGCCTTTGTCGGTTAGTTCTGTTTGCTTGGGGTTAACTTCTTTAGTTGGTGCTTCCACCACATCACAGGCTGCGGTCAGTCCTTCTCGCACATGGGATGCTGGCATTGGTTCTGTGAAGAACACCCACACATGGAATCCTTTTGAACGTGACCGTTCAACCCAAGATTCTACACCTAGTTGCTTTAACACTTCTCTCAGGTTTTTAGCGTGTATGTAAGATTCGTGCATACCTTCATCAAAGTCAACGCATCCCCACCAAACTTTAAGACCGTCTTCTTGAACGAACAAAGGGTAGACCCCTATTGCTGGTGATGCTGTGAGATGGTCTTCTACTACTATGAGGAAGTCTTTGCCGTCGGCTGCTATGTGTTGTCCATTTTTTCTTCGCCATGGTAAAAACTTGTTGTCTTCATCTTTGGCTACTTTGCCTCCTCTGAACAGTTGAGCGAATTCGTTCACCACATCTGGGGTTATAAAACTTTGATCAATAAGATTATCTGTTTGCATCTGGTAGCAACTCCTCCCAGTAGGGATGAACATGACCGCACTCTGGATCTAAGTAATACGTTTGATCTATGAGTCGTGCTGTTCTTTTATTTTTGCAAATGTTCATGTTGATACTGTTCGCATGGTATTTAATTTCCCAGTCTGTGAGATCTTCTCGATCTTTCTTTCTGTAAACTTCCATTACAAATATGGCTTCTTGTTCGCCACCGTATCTACCGGCGTGGATACCAGCAGGTTTGCCTCGTTCACCCGCAGTTCTACCTGCTTGGTGTACTAAACCGACTGGTACTCGTTGAGTTTTAGCCCATCGTTTTAATGCTTGTGCTTTGGATGTGACTCCAGTTGAGTCAGCGTCACCACCGACCATCAGTTCAAGATAGTCGATCATGCAGAAGGAAGGGTTGGAACCCCACCATTCTCTTGCTTCGTCCATCGCTGCTGACATGGCTTCTAATGACATTGATTCGTCGATGATTGCGACACGAGACAGTTCCCGTTCTGATGCTAAACCTAATGCATCTATTATGTTTCTGTCTCCTGCTTTGATTGCTTCTTCCACATCAGTGGAGGAGCGTCCTTGCAGTAAGCAAAACAATTTCATCGCAACCAATTCTCTTGGTTCATCCATTGAGAATATTACAACGTGAGCGTTAGAGTCGTTGACTAGATTAGTTACTATTGAGTTGAGCAGAATTTGTGACTTCCCTGTGTGGGAACGACCCACAACCAGTAGCACTTCCCCTTTACCAACACCTCGTGTTGCTAAATCTATTTCAGGGAAACCTAGGTACCATCGTTCTGTCGGGTTGCGGATAAAACCTATGAGGTTTTCTACAACTTTAGAGGTGGTAGCCCATCTGCTTGGTTGCTTGTCGCCGTCAGCCTCGCCGCCTTGAGCGACAGCGAGGCGTTCAGCCACTTCATCCTGCGAATGCAGGGTAGCCATATTAGGAACGTATCTCCGTACCTATGGCACCTAATTCATTAGCGTCTTTGCCTGTGAATGGGCATACAAACCAATCAGGGACAAGAGACTTGCCGTCCTTCTTGGTAAGCCAAATGCCTTTACCGTCAGCCTTACGCTTGTAGTCTGGACCAGCCTTGTTGAAATTAGAATCTGGGTCTAACTTCTTCTGCCAATTTGGATCCCACCAGTTGGACTGGTTGTCCATCAAGTCTTTCCAAATTTCATCCAAGGTTCCTCCTGTACCTTTAGTACCGTAGGAATTATTGCTGGCCGGAGGGCTCGCCACGGGAGCACTTTTAGTAGTCGAAGGAAATTCCTTCTGTATCATACGCACCCCCTGTTCGGATAGTTCGTATCCGACACCGAGTGCCTCATAGTTGGCTATCTCCAAAGTCTCACCCCATTGGGCTATCTCTTTGGCTACTGCCTCTTTGTCATTAGAGTCCACCGCTATCGTTATTGAACACGATGCCTCTGCTGGTTCATAGTTACCTGTTTGGATAACTTGTCTACGGAACACCGTGATGGTGTTCTCTGTTTTTTCTGCCATGGGTCTACCTCCCTTTCTATAGTTGGTTCCATGGATCTGGCCCCGCAAACCTCCCGCGACAGGTCGCCCATGCACCGCACCATTTCGGAGCGCAATGCCACCCTGTCATATTTAAAGGCCAGACGGGAAGGTCTGCGGATATGAGTGTTCCAGCGGAGCGAGCAAGCGCAACCAAAGATGCCCACTCCGCCGGTCCTGCGTTCACTGTAGTTCTATGCACCTTGCCTTTAACTAGGTACACGAACTCAAAGTCTAAAGGTTCTGTGATGTTATTGTCCGACATTGCGGACACAGCCCACGTGTATGCTGCTGCTTGAACTGACCATCGTTTCTTTTCCCAGTCGTCTGATGGTTTACGACCCGGATTTTTCCAATCTATTATTGGACGAGGGAACGATTGAACACAGTCGATGGTTCCTTGTAACCAGATCTCTGGTTTGTGATCCACCACCAACGGTAGTTCAAACTTGTGTTCGACTGCTATCGGGTCAACGTCTGGCATTACTTCATCCCACCATACTGATGTGTTGAGTTCAATAATTTTTATGCACTCATCTATCTTGTGGTTCCATCTGACTATCTCTGGTTCTTTACGAACCCATTCTTCTATTGATGCGCAAATGGTTTCAGATTTTGGTAGCGGGTCTCCTGTTTCCATCTTCTCTATAAGACACTGTTCGATACCGTAATGGACTGAGGTGCCTATCGCTGTGTTGGATGACTCGGTGGATTCTGAGATGCCTAGCATGTCTTGTCTGGCTCTCTCAGGACACATCGCTAACTGTCCCAGCCAAGATTGACGAAGGATTATTCTGTCTTGAGGTGGTTGCATATTCAGATCCTATCACATGTATACATGGCATGTCCGATACCCATCGGGGTATCGGGCTTGGCATGCCATGCCATGGTAGCACCACAAAGAGTTTGAATCAAGTTACTTATTTCCCTCGACTACATGAAGGGTGGGTTTATCAGGTGGCGGTTGCTCGTCTGGTGCTGCTCCTCCATTTAACGTTTCAAATACGAAAGCAAGATTAGTTGCTAACTGTTCACGTTTAACTTGGCTTTCTATCATATAATCTCCGACCGTGTTTAACAGGTGTTGAAAGATAGCGATGATGCCTGTTATTGCATCAGCGACACTCCCTTCCTGTTCACCTTCAGGCCAAAGAACTGATTCTATTCTGGTTAATCTTTCTTCTAATTGTTTGTCTGTCATTGTTTTTCCTTTTGTAATAATAGTGAGAGGCTGAGTTAGAAAGGAGACCAAAGACCCAGCCCCTCACACATCTAATAATGTTTATTCGGATCCCCACGAATTATACGAAGTTGATTTTCTGATAGCACGTTTACGTCTAGGCTGCTTGGCTTCTTTTTCACGCAACCGCATGTACTCTTCACGGGTGATGCTTGTTAGATCACCTGATGGTTTTAATGTCATGCTCTCTCCTTTCATTCATCCTGAGAAGACCACTCTTCTTTTAATTTGTTTATATATTTTTCGGCTTGTTCTTTTTCTATAAATAACTCTCTGATTCTGTTGTCTTGAAATACAATCCAACGAATAGTAGATAAGCCTGCTCCCATCATTATGGGTCTACGTTCAAGTCGTAGTTGAGTTTTCATGGTTGCTCCTATTGAGGCAGTGTGAGGTCAGTCGAGGAGGGGATGACCAACCCCACACCGCCCAGTCATGATGCTTGGATAGCGATATCATCGCCAACCGTGCGAACCGTAATATCCACCCCGTGTCTACGTGCCGCAGCGTAAGCGTTGGCTCGCATACTGCGAGGTTCAACAGAAAAATCTTTTCCTGCTTCTAATAATCTGATTTTACCATCAAGCCAAAGTGACCACGGGTATCGTTCCTCCCTACCCGTACGGTTCATCCTTGGCATGTCGTTCAGTACTTTCATTAAGTTTCCCTTTCTACAAAAAGATAGCACTATCTTTTTATACTAACATACTTTGCTAGTCTAGTTATTTTCCACCCCAGCAGCGCCTAGATGGATACCAATGTGATGCACCACCCCATCGTTCATTACCATCTAAGTGATAATACAAATAACTTGCCACTGCTACGTTTGCTTCGGGGTTCAATATATGCGCCCCTTCGTAGCCTGCTTTCTTGCTACGCTCATCCCACCACTTAGGTAAGTGTTGAAACCATCCTGTTGCACCACTCTTATGGTTAACCGCTAATGAGTACTCGTCATCAGGGTCGGCAGACGACTCACACCAAGCGATACGCTCCATCAGATCGTGATCTTCAGGTGCGAAGAACACTTGGATGTATTCGTTTAGTGTGGAGCATCCACCTATACCACTAAGAGCAGTAACTAATAATACTTTTGTGATCATTGAGTCAGTATAAGTGCCATTGCTTTGTTAGCCAAAGGAGTCTTACCTTCAATAGCCTTCTGCAATGACTTAGCCTTATCACGACTAGTACCAGCGTTGATAGTGTGCTGCTCGGCACCTTGAATAGCGTTCCAAGCAAGCCAACCATTACCATCGCCCCATTCTTTCTTCTCTTGCTCCCACCTGTACAGCATGGAACTACGAGCCGTCCGAACAGAGTTCTCTTTACGAGTAGACATGTCATCTTCCATAGGCATCAACTGATTTACCAGTTCAAAGAACTGTGAATCAATCACAGGTTGCTGCTTCAAGGCGAGAGCCTTACCTTGCCAAGTCAACGCTTGTTGCGCTGCCTCTTTCAGGATCGTGGCTTTCATCTCAAAGATGTCGTCATGATTCTTCGTGTGCCTAACCTTTATTAATGGTCTACCCACTAGTTGGTTTTGGCAGAAGAACCTGCGTTGCATGTCGTACACACTGGTTGACCAAGAACCATCTAAGGAACTGATCCACACTAAATGGGATTGGATTTTATCTCCATTCCCAAGATCTATGGAGTCCGAAAGTTGTTGCGTAACAGCAACTCTTTCACCGGCACCCCAGAGCGTACAGGACATAGTTGATGCAGGGAACATCATGTCTGCCATGTCGGCAAGCATCTGATATCCATCAACCTCAGGGTATTTCCCAGAATGCAACCCGACTACCTGCCCAGTGTCCTCACGGACAACGAACTTGTACAAAGGCACATTCTTATATATACCGCTCTCAAACATTGGAATGTGAGCGTCTTCTCTTCGCAGACAATGATGTTGTGCTGCTGGATAATGCACAGGGAACAAAGCCCCAGTATCACCCATAGTTTCACGAGCGTATTCCGGCTCGCTGTTTTCTATAACTGTCATACAATTTCCTTTTGGTTAGCCCACTTAGCAAGCGCACTAGCAATAGCCTGTGCCTGTGAACCACGCCCATACTGCTCGGCGTAGTCAACACCACGTGCCAGCCCGCACTGCCCTGCTACCCAGTAATGAAAGTCAAGAGACCAAATCCCTTTAACTTTCTCTTGCACCTCACCATCTTTAAAAATGGTGGTCTTACCACTGCTAGTGTCTGACTCAAATTCCGTAACCAGACTATCGCAGTTGAATCCATGCTCTAAATAATACTGAGCATCCATAATACTGTGACCATCACCATCAATGAGACCCTCATCGATAGCGTTGATCACCATTTGTTTGGTAATCATACTTATCCCCATTTCTTGTCATAATCGGCTGACTGCTTATAAGAAGTCATTGTCCAAATTTCGGTACTAACTTCGATATCAAGCAATTCTTTATTGAATGTGCTTAATGCTCTCAGTATTTTTAAAAGTCGCTCATTTTCATCAGCAAACTCTTTCATACCTTGTTTAAGGTGTCTTTCTTTTGATATGGTAGGCATTATCTACCCTTTCTGTGAAGCGAACCTCACGTTGTTAACGCCATCGATACACATGTTGCATTCAACACACGCACCGTGACCTGTTTTCTCCGTGTCCCAAACTAC